TTTTTCATTATATGGTTTCAGCACCTTCTCATAGATACTGTCTGCAAGATGGTACATCATGATTGGCGCTACCATCAGGCCTATACGTGCTAGTCTTTCATTGAGTGTGCCTGTATTGATATAGTCTTCTGGGAGCGTCATGAGCCTGGCAGACTCTTTTGTTGTATAGCCTCTATCCTCTTCTGGATGAAGATGTACTGCAAGTGATGTCATGAGTCCTTGTTCTGATAATGTATGTGATGCTTGATTCCAAGGTACTCTTCTTGATTGGAAAAATGAGTGTTTTGCATCTGGAATACTTTTGCCCATCTTCTTTCTATGTGCAATCACCTTATCATACCAAGGCCCTACTACATCATCACCGACAGAAACTACTTTGTCAGGATTCTTTGGTAATCTTTTTAGCCACTTATACTTTGCACTCTTCTTCATACCTTCGCATAGTTCGTATGCTTCTACGCTATTCTCATTGTCTAGTCGTAAATCTCCGATTGCATCCTCTACTGTTGCTTCTTCATTCGTTGCACCATCAGGAAATATGTTCTGTATAGTCATCCAAGGCATACCAATATCATCCATTACATCATTACGTACTGATACGATAAATACACGTTGACGTTTCTGAGGTACGCCATAGTGTATACCATTCAGTACTTTATATGTTGTGGAGTAGCCTTCTTTCTCAAAGTCAGCAACCATACGATCAAGATGTTGTTTTGCATAATCCATTGTCAGGCCCTTTACATTCTCGCATATAACAACCTTAGGCTGCATCTCTCTTGTAATGCGTATCATCTCCCATGTCAGGTCTTCTATATTTTGTTGCTTCATACCATAGGCCATCTTCTCTTTGTTCCAGCCCTTCTTCTTAGTGCCAGACATAGAGAATGGCGGGCATGGTGGAGAACCATCCAGTATATCCAGTTCTCCAACCTTGAGTCCTGTCATCTCCATAATTTGTTGTCCAGTAACATTCTTGATGTCACCGCAGATATGAGGAGTCCCAGGCCAGTTTGCAAGATATGTATTGACTGCGACCTGTTGAAACTCATTTACAAATCGTACATCACCCCCTGCAAGTTTATATCCAGCAGTTGATCCACCGCCCCCTGCAAAGAATGAAATGTAGCTGAACCTCTTACGATCAGAAGATTTCTTTAGGTCATCTAGCGTGTATCTATTATATCTCATCCGAAAAAATCCTCTAAACTGCCTTGTGTACCATAACTATCGTCAATCAACCAATTCATCTTTTCTGTGATAAACCGAAGCGGTTCAACGAAAGCCTTAGTGAATTGTACATCATAGTCTATTCTGTCTCGTATGTCAAGTTCCTTTGGAAAGAAAGTTATAAAAGAAAATGCACTGGATGTATAGATGTTAGGCTGTTTCATATTCACAAACTTTACCTTGTCACCCTCTTGAATGTAGGGATACTTACCAGACAGTTTATTCTCTTTCACCAAATGATTATACAATATTGCACCCTTAACGTGCATGGGAGCGCCTTTACCAAACAAACTGGATTCTCCTGTAAACTTCTTTACACCATTACAGCTACGAGGAAAAGCAATCTCTTCTGGTGATAACGTCATGAACTCTTCCCTAAACTCTTGTATAAATGTATTTAGCATTTTCTCATCACCGTTTATTATAATCTTCAATGCTTCCTTAATTTTCTCTCTGCATGGTGCTGGCGTACTTGATTTGACCGCTTCAATCCCCATGATCTTCAACTTTGGTTCACTATACCTCACACCTTCACTATCGTGAACATTAAGAATGTATCTCTTCTTTGCAGTCCATATACCCTTGTCAGCGATAACCTCACGGGCCATGATCATCTTTTGTTCATATGCCCCGACAGTATCAGCAAGTGATTGATATGATTTGTTAATGAATGGTTCAATTTTAGTAGTGGCAATTTTATCCAGAAAATTGACGATGGACTCTGTAGAAGGATTTCTGTCTTTAAAAGATTTAGATACAAGCGTATCAAAAGTGATGTATACGCTGTCCGTATCACTTGCAATAACGTAATCTTCCTCTTCAGTTCCAACAATCTTGTTGAGATAGATGTTAAGAGCCTTCTCAATCCATCGTATAGATAACTGACCGCTAGAAGTAATTGCTGTAGCGACCATAAGATCGAAATAGCGAAACCAATTATTCCCAATAGCACCATACGCACTATTAAGGGATATTTTCTTCGCCATCTGAATGTTGTTATATCGTGAGATATCCTTGAGAAGACTTGGTTTCTTAGTGTCCTCATACTCCTGTTGAGCTTGTAACATAAGCTTTTTGTATTTGACACGATCATTATACATATTCTCCATAATCTCTGGAAGGAATCCTCGTTTGTCCTTCCTAAAAAATGCACCGTTTGGCGTCATACTATATTCAGTGTCATTTCTAACCTTACCATCCAGAATCTTATCAACTAACCCCTCTTGTTTATTACTGGGTAGCAATGTCTCTGGTGATATATTGTATTGCATTATAAGGTGAGGATACAAAGAGTTAAGGTCAAAAGACATAATCCATTTGTGCATACCTACCTGTGGGTCTTTTACATATGCACCCTCAAACTGTTCTGCTTTCTTAGAAACTTTCTTTTGTGGTATTACTATGTTTCTTTCTCTTAGATAATTATATATAAGAACATCCCAATAACGAACAGAACCCAGAACATCTACGTGATTAACCTTACCGTCATAGGCCATAGTTAAGCATAGTTCAATCAGTTTCATCTTATCTTCAAGCTTGTCAACAATCTCAACGTCTTGAATGTTGTATTCAATAAACGATTGGAAATCTTTTTGATACCATTCACTAAATGTGTCATAGGGATTACCATCCTTACGTTCACCAAGTTCAACAAAAGCAATATGGTCAAGGCGATAGGACTCTTGTGCTTGATAGGTAAACTTACGATACAGGTCAAAATAATCTAGAGCAGCAACACCTTGTATGTTATATGTCTGGTGGTTGCGTCCCATCTTAAACACTTCTCTAGCTTGCACACTACCCCAAGGAGATAGACGTTTCAGTTCATCTTCACCAAACAGTTTAATGATACGATTGCAGATGTACGGTATGTCAAAAAATTCTGTATTCCATCCTGTGATAACGTCAGGTAGATGTCTCTCCCAAAATGCTAGAAATTCTTTCAGCAGATGTATTTCACTCTCGCACTCAATATAGGTAACGTCATCACGATTCGTAGTAAACTTACCAACGCCCCACACAACGATCTTTTTGTTCTGATGATTCTTGATACTGATAGACAGCATCTCTTCATCTGCAGCTGTTGGGTCAGGAAATCCGTTGGAGCACTGTACCTCAGCATCCAATGTTACCATCAAGAGATGATCTAAATCCCATTTAACATCACCCTTGTAAGTGTCAGCAATATAGTTATATGCAAACTGTGTGTTACCATACACTAGCTCAGGTTGATTCTTATGACTCTCAACCCACTCTTTTGCTTCCTTGATAGAATCAAATTCAGTGGGTAATACAGAAACACCGTTCAGTGTTTTATATCCTGTCTCTTTGCCAGGCACAGGAGAGTATAGTGTTGGACGATATTTGACTTTGAAGTTTTGACGCTCACCATTAACAACAGCTCGCACAAAAAGTTGATTACCCCATTGGAGTACGTTTGTATAAAAGTTCATATTAAGACTATACCAGTATGTGTGTTAAATGTCAAGAGACATATTGACTTATATCGATAATAACTTCTAATATATGTAAAGCTATTTCTATTAGAAGGAGTGTTATAATTAATTTATATTTATCCAAGATGTTTTCTCATTTCTTTTATCAATGTAGGGGAGGCCCTAGAAACCAAACAACGAGAGAGTAACGTATGCCTGATTTAACTGGGCGAACTCTATGCAACATATATGAAGGAAATACAATAACCGTTCCTTGTTTTTCTTTTATTAATACTTTGTCATTAAAAAATTGAAATTCTCCACCTTCGTATTCGTCATTAAGAACTATAGTCATGGAAAGTTTTCTTGTCTTGTTATGCAAAAATTCATTGTCAGGTAAATTATATTGAGTGAAACCATCTCCATCATGATGATAATTATAAAACCCACCCTTTTTGTATTTGGTAAGCTGCATATCTTCTGCCCCATTTATTTCAAAGTTCCAACCAGAGCTTACATTTGCATCATTCATAAAATCAAATACTATATTATATAACCACTGATCAGTAACCCAACAAGTTTTTGAATCTCTAGTTTTTAAGTTTACTTTCTTCAGAGTGTCATCTTCACCCATAAGTGTAGCATCATTCCATTTTTTTTTACTAAGTTTTACAATTTTTTTGCAAGTTTTTTCATCAATAGCTCTATCGTATTTCCAGTAGATAATTTTATCATACATTATATTTCTCCAAGATATCTCCTCACTTCTGGCAATTCTGTTATTAAATCTTCTATCTCAGAGTTTTTGGGTATATGATATGATCCAAAGTATTGATTAATGTCAATTTTAGTCCCA